CTTGAGGTTGGGGGTGAAGTCATCTCCGTATTGCTCAAGCATTTGACGTAGTGGATCAAGGCTGGACTTGCTTCCATTCACGTAGTCAAAGCCAAGGTTGGCAATGTCTTCGCCTACTACCTGTTGGAACAGCTTGGAGAGCACCTCCTGTGCTACGTCACTGCCCATTGGCTGCTCCTTACTCACCTGTACGAACAGGTGGCTGTATGCCTGTCTCTGTGCCGTTGTGAGGGTAGGGTTGTTAGCCATGAACAGAGCCTCAATCTCTGCTGGTGTAACGGTACGCTCATAGCGATCCATTGCTGTGTCGATTGCTTGTTTGATCTTACGGACATCCTTGCTGAACAATCGGTCGGGGCAACGTGCGCCACGATGATCGTCATAGAAAGTCTTGTCCATCAAGCTTCGGATAAGGGATAGTTCCATTGGGTCAGTCTCCTAGTGCTGAAAGGTTTGCCATGTCGGTTGGCATTCGGTATTTTATATCGTCTTGTAGCCGTAGCACCTTTACGGTATCAACATAGCCACGTAATTCCTTGGCAAATTGCAGTGTCTTGGGTAGTGCGTCAGGGTCTAGTGCAATTATTGCCGTTGAAAACTGCGATAAGTACTCCTTGTGTCCATTAGACAACGATGTACCCAACACTGCTACCCCAACATATACACCACCATCACCTATAACGGCAGCACTTATGCAGTCTTCAACGACTACCGCAGTTCTACCACGTCCAGAACAGTATGGCAATACACTTTTTCCATACCGCTTCCACTTGGGTATGCGATTACCCAATGATCTGCCCGTAGCATCTACAGTAACTCCATCATGTACAACAGGGAACACCACACGATGTTCCTTCACATCGTACATAAGCCCTAGCTGTTGTGCGTCAAGCTCCCATTGATCACAGAAGCCAGACAGTTTTGTGTAGTCTCTCACGAACCACTCTGGTCTTGAGAAAGTTGCAACGTGTGTCTCTTCGGCAACAAAGCCTAGCGACTTACGTATATCATCAGCGGTCAGTGTTGTACGTGTACCGCCAGAGACAGAGCAACTTGCCTTGTAACAATTCCATACAATAGAACCCATGTTATTCGTAACGGTGAACGTGTTCTTAGTATTACATGATGGGCATGTCATTCGACGTGTCTCACCATTTACTAATGATAGATCACTTATAATGTTATTTATATTCATAGATACTATTCACTTTCTGTGTTACTCGCTACCACTCGATTGTACACATACATTTCTTTGTGTCAATGCACTATTTGCAGAGTGGTACGTATTTTTTAAATATGGTTTCACAGATGACACATGTGCATGGCCCGTCACTGACATGACTTGGGGTAGTGGGACACCTGCATCCACCATCTGTGTAACTCCTGTCCTACGCAAGTCCATCATACGTAGTTCCTCTGGTAACCCTGCAAGTCTCATTACTCTACGGCCTACCTTAGACAGACGCTCCATTGCATACGGAGTATACTCACCGTTTACAGGTCGAGGATGTGGTGCCACGTACACTTGGAAACCAAAGTCGTTACGTTGGTCATTGAGCATAGTGCATAGTTCATCCGATATAGGAAGTGTAACGTCAGCCCTACGCTTACTCTGTTCAAGGTTAAGTACTTGTTTAGACAAGCTAATGTTCTCCCACTTGAGGTTACGCATGTCACCTAGTCGCTGGCACCACTCGTATGCCATCTGCACAATGAGACCAAGGTTACGATACTCGTAGTCACTGTACGCTACATCAAGGAACTTGATAACATCGGCATGTGTCCACACTACCTTACGTTGTGGTGTAGACTTACGCTTGATGTTAGCCCAAGGGTTCTGTGTAGTGTGTCCCATTTGTATGGCGTAATTGTATACCCTACTGGCACAGGTTGCAGCATGGTTGGCAAAACTAATACCACGCTTCACCCACTCCTCGTATGCAGCCTTGGCAATCTTGGGTGTCACTAGTGCATACTTACGTGTACCCATTGTCTGATGCAGCACCGTCAAGAAGTATCTGTAATCCACCTTAGTGTTGGGACGTAACATATTGAAATCATTAGACTGATAGTAGAAGTTTATCAAGTCCGTCACCTTGCTGTTGGGCTTCACTTGTATAACAAGAGACTGCTCATGCCTCCACGCATCAATGGCTGCGTTGTGTTCCTTCACAATCTTACGCACCTCTTTGATGTCACTGCGATACTCTTCACGTTGCACCACACCTTCATCCACAAGGGACTGTGGTGGGTTGAAGCGGTATGAGATCACCCCAGAGGGTGACACTCGTTCTTGTACATAGCGTGGTAGCTTAGGCATTGGCTATGCGGCCTCCAGCATACGGAACCTATCGTCACTGATCCACTTGCTTACCTCTTGCTCACGTGACCACATGCTGATTGCCTGTGTGTCGTTGCCAGTGTTCTTGAGGTTGAACCCGTTGCGTTCATCTGCATAGGTGGCGTAGTTAGTCATAGCACTATACAGTGCGAACTTGTTGTGACCACGTGTCGATGCCTCTTGCATGTACAAGCTATACATCTTTTCGGACTTGCGCTTAGACCCAAGCATGTCATCCAGCAAAGAGCTTACGTCTACATACTTGAGGTCAGTGTGCGCCCACACCTGCATCTGTTGTGCCTGTGTGTAGAAGTCAGTACGAGCACGGTTAAGCTCATAGATGAAGCTCTCCATAGAGAAGTTAGATGTGTTCTTCTTACGCACCTTGTCGTGATCTCCTGTGATCATGCCGTTTGTACAGTAGAAATCAATCGCACCAAAGAACACTTGGTTGCTGCACGAACCATCAATACCATGAAGGCTGATAATACGATTACCGATCTCTGTCTCGAACTTGTCTGTACTTATGTCCATTGTGACATTGGGCAAGGTGATGTCGAGCATAGCCCATGCACCTTTACGTGCAGTACGGAAGCTGTACTTGGCATCTTCCAAGTCATGCTCAGATAGTGTCTCCGTTGCGGTGTCAACTACACCACGAAAGAAGTCACCATGCGAGGCACATTGGAAGGATTTTCCCACGATACCAAGGGGTTTACCTGTAGTCTGATTGATGACGTACTTCTTGTCGGGCATACGTGTGTCCTCAAAAGCTACATCAAAGTCTAATTCTTCTGGAATATCAAAAGGCATTTCACTCTCCTGTGATTGGTTAGATGGCAACTGTGCCATAGTTGTATTGTCCTGTACACCCCTGTACTAGTAACGATAAGCTATCTATAGAATAGGTGTGATCCATATGTCACAGTCTTGGATAGGGATGCACTCCAGTACGGGTTGACGTACCTTGCATGGTAGTGTGTAGCTCCCTTGGTAACGTCAGGAACCATACCTGTTAAGACTTGATTGGCGACCAGCATAGATTTAGACCATGCCAGTATCTCTATGGGTTCGTCAGACTTACCGTCACAATACCATGTAAACTGGCACTTGAACTTGCCCTTCTCGTACCCCTGTTGTACTACGGAACACACATCGTCAGGCCAGCGGCTACTTGCAACCCTATTGAGTACAACATGGGCTACAGCGGCTTGACCCTGCAATGGTTCACTACGTGCTTCGTGATATACATTGAGGGCCAAGCACATTAACGCTGCGCTAATCATTGGAGCACCATAGGTGCATCATGGATGTATCCATAATTTGTGTACTCAGCGTGTACGTATTCGGCACAGTCAATAAACTCAATCTTTGTACCGGGATGGTCATGGATAGCCATGTGGATTGCAAATTCTACTGCACTATTCCAGCTATGCACAGCGGGATAGGTAGTATCTAGCTTGACCACGGATGCTATCCCGTCAATCTCAAGCGTTACATCGTATGCCATTACAGCCATGTTTAGTCCTCCATTTTTAGGCTTGGGAAGGCGTTACGGATTTTGTATCCTACAGTACGCACTCCCTGCATGGTACTATGATAGCAATCACCCTCCAAGTCAATCATTTCTTGATCAAAGTTCAACATTGTATCACATGCAAATCGTAATACGTCCCGTTGATTTGGTGTTAGATTGTTAAATGCTTCACGCATAGGCTTTTCCCTTTCTTGACGCTCCTCCTTCCACTTAGCTTGTCGTGCTAGTTCTTCTTCATTTGGAATATAAGGCATAGTTGTATCTCCTAACCTGCAAAGTGTGATAGTTTACGTGGCTTCATACCATTACCAAACAGGTACACGGTACGCTTACCAAAGTGGTACGCTACGGATGTCTCCATACGCTGACGTTTGAACCAACCACGTGACATTGATTTGCGTTTACGCATCAAACCTTTCTTGCCAAACAGGTTGAACCGAAAGCCTTGTGATCCATCATCCAATGGTTTTGTTGCTACAATTACAAACATTTATGCTACTCCTTCTAGCTTTGCATCTACTTCTTTGAGCCATGTAATGAGGTGCTTACGCTGACGCATCAGCTTACCACGCTCCATGTCGTACTTACCACTGATTATACCTGACGCTCTAAGCAAATCGACACGATACACTACACGATTGTAGTACTCATTTGTGTCAGATGCAATTTCTTTGAGGGTTTTGCTATCCCAATTAGCCAAGATGTAATCATCTAATGCAGAATAGTTGTATGTGTACTTACGTGCTTTCTTCATGTGGAATGTGTGCTGTACATACAACTCAGGCTTCAGGGATTTTACTACGGGGCGGTTGGTTTGTGTTGGGTTTGTCATGTGATAGCTCCTTTTAAGCTGTTGTTGTAAGATCAAGTGTTAGGTCAAGGCTATGCCAACCTATTGGCATACATACATGGGCATAGCCAGTTGTCAACTCCAATAATATATCACCTACTGACATACTTGGATGTCTTCGTATGTCTGTGGTAACAATAGTTTCGTCACCATACCTGTTGCCCTCATCAAAAATGGCTTCAAATGGTGTGCGTTTTCTTTGCTTAGTATCATGCATAATCATGGTAGGTTCATACATACTGTGAAACAAACCGTCATGCACTGCATCTTCTACGTCCTCTCGTGTTGGCATACCAAGTGCGAAGTACGCCTTGGCATATACAGATGTGGGCATATTGTTGATGCGGTCACTGTCTACGTTTGTACGTTGGTAAATCATATATACTGACATAGCTATGCTATCCTTTTGCTTTTGTAATCCGTTACGCCTCGTTGCATCTGCACTTTTTTCTTTCGTGCCATGTCACGATCACGTTTCCAATCGTCATTGTATTTGGACTGTCCAACATTGGACGCTTTCCGTTTAGTCGTTTTGATGAAATTTTTCATTTCGTATTGCATCATACTTGTCCTTGCTGCGGTTACGTTTAGCTTTGCTACCTTTCTTAGGTGGCACTACCTGTGGGGCTTTGCGCTCTTGCAGCATAGCCTTTGCCACAGGATTTACAATCCCCACAGATACTTTTTTAGCCATGTTCAAATCCATATGTTACACATTCTACGTGATACCTAGAAACTACGTCACCAGTATCCAAGGCACGGTTGGCACGATTGCCAGCTACATACTCACACCATGTATTCCACCAGTATTCGCTACCCTCTACTTGAGTAAGCTCAACGTACTGTTCAACCTTCTTGCGTATAGTGGCAGGTTTCATGGTGGCAGGTGGAGACTTCACAAGGTTAGGTGAGATACCCAAACGCTTGATGTTGTGGCTGTCAATACAGGCTACGTTGAACCCAAGGCACTGGGCAAGGAAGGCAGCTTTGACCATACCAAGGTTAGGCACTTGCATAAACAGTTGTATGACATCGGCACAAGCCTCAACACTTTCATAGCCTTTGGTGTCGG